CGGTAATTTCACACACGTTTGAGAAACGGCTTTAGGTCGCATGATCTCACAGAGCTGGTCGATACGTGAAGTACCGCTCTTAAACTCTATGACATCCCTAGGGATGTCCTCTGTCAATAGATCACGCTGCTCGAGCTGGAAAGCCTCGGCGAGTACTGATAAAATAAAATCACTCTCTTTTTTCTTTTTCTTTGTCAGTCGTCTCCAAGAGATATTGGTACTAACGACTCTTATTTTTTTGTTGAGGGTGAATGGGAGTAAGCCGAGCTTTTTCCGCTCTCTGTTCTCTTCCTTGAGATGTTGTTCTAAGCGTGACCTGTTAAGGAAAGTTGTCACTACGTTATCCCTGATCTCGGAAACCCTGCGGTCCAAGATCTCTCTTTCCTCGTTAGGAAAGAGGTCGTAACCGGCAGGCCGGGGAACGACAGGAAAGTAGTTTGACGCATCGAACTTCTTATCAAGGGGCTTGAAGCGAAGAGCTTTGTTTATCTTTTTGTTTTTCTTACATATCACCTGGTAGGGATATGGAAGTTTCCAGAGAAACTTATCCTCCTGCTTCTTTAATATTCCAAGGTTGGACCTAACACACTTAACGAAACCAGCAGTGGTAGTCGTAGCGTCGTAGGCCAAACCGAGGACATCCTCTACATCAGCCTTCATGTAGAGGGCCTTGGCGTTTGTCTTCTTTACATGTACACTATTATCAAATAATGTTGAATTAACTTCCGCTAAGGATTCGGATCTCAGGCACTTGTCCATATTGGTCTCCATCCCAACTTGTCCGCCATTGTAGACAATACGACTAGCGAGGTCGCTTTTGCTACTAGGCTCTTTAAGCAGTAAGTCATCACCATTAATAAGACAACGGTGCTGCGTCCACTCTTTGAAAGAAATTTCCTTCCTCTCAAGCAGATCGGTTAGTGACATGTCGACAATAGTCTTGTTCGTCAGACAAAGTAAGGGAAAGCTCATGAAGCACCCCATAGGTTGCCCCCGGAAAAAGTCCCTGGTAGGACCAAAATCCGGGTCACCTTCCTCTGGCTCGAATCTAGCGTCGCGATTCTTAAGGATCAGGTTGCCCAAAACCCTCAAGCATCTCTTTTCATCATCACTCATCTCGTCGGCCTGCTCGATCAGGATTTCTATTCCGGCTTGAACGTACTCTTTCTTTATATTGTCAGTAGCTCCGACGTAATCGAAGCTAAGAAATTTCCCTTCACCGTTGAGTTCGGCTACACGCTCAGAAGTCGGATCACCCTTCAAAAGCCAAAGGCGACGCGAAAGCCGAGAATATAAGGACTGATGAAGCTGGGAAAGAACTTGATTATTGTAGGATGAGTAGCAAGTTACTACTCTAGGCTTGCCACTAGAAAAGACTAGTGCAGGACTACAAGTTTCAGAGAATTTCTCCCGATTCCAGTTTCCACCTAACGTTCTCGGATTGTGACACGTCGCGGACCCGTTGGGGATATAAGAATGCTTGTCTCTGTTCCACCCAGGCGGAACATTGGACCGAAAGGCCTTCTTATATTTCTCCAAATGATCGGTGTCCACTTCGACGGGCTCAGCCATCCTGTACTTCCATTTCCCGATTATCTTATAGAACCCTGGTTCGCAGGCTCCGCAACAATCCACCTCCACCTTCTGAGATGTTTTAAGGGAAAGTTCCTGAATAACGTCGAGATCAGAAGGAAAGCATGAGCGTACAGCAGAGCGAACCCCACCACATACTACATCACTAACCTTCCCTTTGTCACCAGCGATCCCGAGTTCGGAACTGAAGTATTCAACCAACTTCATCACCTGAGCTCTTAATTTTTTTGTTTTTTTGCATGGACGTATTTCCTCCACACTGGTGAGCTCTTCCTCAGCCGCTAAGGGACTAAACTTGTTGTCAGAACGGTTTAGAAAAACACGATCATTGGCGACAACAGAACCGTCGTCATTTTCAAAGTTTGTACCCTCAGCTCCTTCAGAGCCTCCACTTTCTTTCAAAGCTCGCCAACGCGCAACTTCTGTCACCGATAGTGGCGTCTCACCCTCCTCAAGACCGAGATCCTGAAAAGGATGAAGCCTGCTAGCGTCCGCAGCCCCCGTCCCTAACGCAGATAAAGGCCGGGATATACCTTTCTTTTTAATTACTCTGCTGGCAATACGCCGTTTTTGTTTTAAGCCGATAGCGTAGCGGCTAAGGGGTGTGTTAGATTTAGTCACTGTAAACTTATGACAAGTACAGCCATCGCTCTGTGCGACAACTACTCCGTCAACTATTACACAGTATGGACACTCCCCCAATGATGCGGCACTTTGTACCCCAGAGGTCTTATCCGCCCCCGACCCGAAGGCCTCGGCCGAAGCCTGCTCATTTAAATGGCTGAGCAATACCAAGGGTCGCCATTTACCATCATTTGGCCATTCTCTTTCTTTCCTTTGTATTTCGCGGTTATCTAATTTTGTGGCCATGGTGTTAGATTTGAAGAAAGAGGTTGGAGGGTTACAGAACCTGTCCCCTGCCAGACAGGAGTTATTAGCCCTTGCGGACTAACCCGACGCCTCTACGACGCCAGTTCACATGCCGAGGAGCAACACCCCAAAGGGGGCCTCTTGCCCGTACGTGGGCCAACCGGCAATCAATTCGTATTTTATAGACTACCGCC